ATCCGCAAATGCCCAAACCCTAGCTGGGTAATGGTTCGCATGGATGGTGAGGCAGTCCCAGTTAAGGCTCCACCTAGGGTATCGCACAAACTAGTTGGCAAACCTATAAAAGTTGTTATGATACGCCCCGAAGTAGGCGAGCAGTTCTACGAATATATGCCATCATGAGCGCACCAACAGAAGAGCAAGAAGAGTCGATGATCTACGCCGAGGACGGCCCTAATGTCATGGCGTTGGCTGATGCCTACGACAAGTGTCTTATTGACTTGGAGGAGTACTTCGAGGCTTGCCTGCGCTCGTATGATGACCGCCGAAACCTTTGGGAAGGTAAGAGCGACGACCTCCGCAAACAGGGCGCAAATGCCTTCCCTTGGCAGGGAGCTAGTGATATTGAGGTCAATGTCGTCGGAGAGCGTATCGACGCATTTGTGGCCATCCTAGACCAAGCATTACAGCGTTCCCACATTAAGGCGTTCCCGACTTCGATGGCATCCATGCCACGGGCTTCAATGGTGTCTGGATTCCTTAAATGGATGCGCTCCACATACATCCCGAACTTCCGTCAACAGATGGAACTAGGTGCTAATTATCTGCTAGAGAAGGGGTTGATGGTGTCATATGTCGGATGGAAGCGTGAAAAAAGGACATATTTGCAACAGGTATCCATCGAGGAAATCGCACAAGTCTCCCCCGATCTAGCGGAACTTATTGTTAGCGGTGCTGATGACGAGATGGTATTTGGCATGCTTCAGACAGCATTCCCCGACCTATCGTCAAAGCGTGCAAAAAAAGCCATTATGGATCTTCGTAAGAAGGGTCTGGCTGAAGTCTCTGTCCCTCGTACATCGGTAGATTGCCCAGTAGTTTACTCATGCGCCCCCGATGGCGAGGTTCTTTTCCCATCGTATGTGACTGATCCTCAACGCGCTCCGTATGTATTCTGGCGCACATTCCTAACATCTCAGGAGCTTGAGAAAAAGGTAACCTCCGAGGGCTGGGATGCCGATTGGGTTGAGAACGCTATTGAACGACTTCGTGGTAAAGATTCCATGTATCTCGACGGCGAGAAGCTCAAGACAATCGACCGCTTGCCTATCACGGACGACAACGACCTTGTGATGGTGGTCTATGGCTACCAGCGTCTGATCGACGAGGAGGACGGCTCTGAGGGCATCTACTGTACGGTCTTCCACCCAACCACCGAAGGCTTCGCTAAACACGAACTTCTTAACGGCTATGACGACTACCCCTTTGTGGTTACGCGCCTATCAAACGACCAGAAGCGCATGTACGAAACCCAGACCTTCTCGGACATCCTCCGTGGAGCGCAAATGCAAATCAAGACCGAGCGTGATTCTCGTATTGATCGTGCTTCTCTGGCTACTCTCCCTCCATTGTTGCACCCTGCTGGTCGCCCGCCCTCTGACTGGGGGCCAGGTGTAAGGGTTCCGTATCGTCGCCTTGGTGAGATCCAATGGGGGCCACCGCCTCCAGCCGACAATGGTTCTATCGAGGTTGAAGTATCTATGACCGCACAGGCAGACCGTGCCGTTGGTTTGGATATGTCCAACCCAATCTCTGCCTCCCGCCAGCAATTCGTGGTGTCCAAGTTCTTGGATCATGTCCGCGATGTGCTGAACATGGCGTGGAAGTTGTATCAGCGCATGGGGCCAGACGAGGTATTCTTCCAAGTCACTGGCAATCCCAACCCACAGGTGATGACCAAGGGTTCTGCTGATGAGAACTTCAGCATCGTGGTGAACTTCGACTCACAGAGCAACGATCCAGAGACTGCCGAGACGCAGCTCAAGAACATGGTGTCATTGGTGCAGCTAGACCGCAACGGCATCATGGATGTGAATAAGTTGCTTGAGTTTACGGCATCCAGCATCAACCCGATCTTTGCCGACTATGTCCTGCAACCCGCCGAGGAGGCGCAGCAGAAGGTTGCCAAGAATGTCACTGACGACCTTGCTAAGATCTTCGCTGGCATCGAGGTTCCTGCCCAGCCTAATGGCGCACAGATGGCAATGCAGATGATCCAAGCGTATGTCCAGCAACCAGACATCATGCAACGCGCACAGCAGGACGAGGCGTTTGCGGCACGACTTCAGAAATACGCCGGTCAATATGAATTTATGATGCAACAAGCTCAGAATGCTGAGATAGGCCGCATTGGAACCCAGGGTGCAAACATGGGTGGAATCATAACGCAGAACATGCAACAAGGATAACTTATGAAAAAAGGTAAATCATGTGGCTGCGGCCACGAAAAGATGGAGCGTAAAGGCAAGAGCAAAGGTAAAGGCTATGTCGAGATTGAGATCAAGATGAGCCGTGCGCCAAAGAAAGCTGCCAAGCGCAAGTAAGCCATGAAATCCAAGATGATCAAGCGAGCAGATGGCTCCATGTCCAAGCGCGGGCTATACGACAACATCCGTGCCGCCGCTGGTTCTGGCAAGAAGCCCACCAAAGAAATGCTCAAGCAGGAGCGTAAGATCAAACGCTCAGAGAAACGCAAGTAACTTCATCAGACATCCCTCTTAACAATGGATCTATTGCGAATCAACGCATGAACGCACAGGACGCTGTGAACTAGGTGACTCTTCAATCTAACACCACTATGACACTAATACCGAAACCAAGCATCCAAGTAGCCGTAGAAGCCCTCCGTGACCGCGAGGAATATGCCGCTATCCTTCAATTCATCCACGATGAGCGAGAGAAGTTTTTTGGTGACTTCCGCCAAGCAGAATCATCGAATGATGTGATGAAGCTCGCAGGAAGCATCTCTACGCTGGATGAGCTACTCTCAGTCTTAGCTTGACAAACCCGCTAGAATAGTCTAAGCATTCCCCCGCATTCAGCTTCGGTTGCGTGTGTTTTGTTTCGTTTCATCGTTCATAGTTTGGGGAAAGGTCACAGGTTAAAATCTGTGGCCTTTTCTTTTGGCATCACCAACGGTTAAGTTGACTTGCACTTGACTTACACTTGTGACATTTAATTAAGACAGTCACCTCGCTTACGCTCGATCAAACTTCCCTCCGAGAGGAAAAAGACACACCAACCTCTTAGGGCTGTGTTAATAAACCCTATGATTCGTGGTCTACCATGTGGAACCCCTATTTCTAGAGACCCAATTCGGTTGTGCGCTCTTCCCCCCGCTTCGGATTAAAGCCTATAACGGACGCTGGATGATAGGTTGGAATCAGAGCCAGCCGCGAGCCTAATGGTAGTGAAGTATTCTCATACTCCTTTGCCCGTCCTAATGGCTGTCTCGTTCCACTAGGAACTAGCACCTTGAAAAACAAAGGGCTAGCACGAGGAGGTCGGAGTACTCGTGCCAGCCCTAGATCCATTGCTCTACGCGCAGGAGGGGTTAAAGTAACGATGAGTCCGACCTCTCGTCAACGCCAAAATACATTATTTTACCGTTCCGTCAATGGGAAATCTTTAATAATCTTTGACGGAATTTAAGGTCACATTTTGCGTCAAGTTTTGTGACAAAAAGTACCCAGTATTTGTCACGGTTTTGTCAGAAAAACTACACATTATTTCTGACATAATGCGTCAAGTCTAATACTTTACCAAACTACTTGACTTAGTAAGGATTAAATGCTTGACTTCGCTCATCGCCACCGCAGGGCGTTAACCAGCGCACAAATATGACCAATACCAATCAAGCTAACGCCGAGGCTGAAGAATCGGTGGACAATATCTCATTCGAGGAGCTTATCGCTCGGAGAATTGGGGAAGCAACTGCACCAGAGGAAACCGAAGAGGAACTTCAGGATGCCGAGGAAACCGAAGAAACCGAACCTGCCAGTCAAGAGGACGAGGAAGAGGTGGAGGAAACCGAGGAAGAATCCGAGGAGGAATCAGAGGAAACCGAGGAGCAGTCAGACATAGACCTGTTGAATCTCTCGCCGGAGCAGATCCAAGAGCTTGCCAAAAAAGGTAAGAGTCGCCTCCTTCAACGGATTGGTGAACTCACCGCCCAAAAGCGAACCTTAGAGGAGAAGCTCGCGGCTCAACCGCAGATGACTCGTCAAGTCGAGGAGAACGAGATTCCAGAGGCTATCCGTAAATTGGAGAGCTTCGAGAACCTCAAAGAGTTCTACGACGAGATGACGAAGACTCTAGAGTCAACTGACGAGATCTTGGATGAACACGAAGACTACGGCCCAGATGACATCATCACCGTTGGCGACAAAGAGTTCACCAAGCGTCAAATCCGCAAAGCCAACAGGAACGCCAAGGAGGCACTAACCAAGTACATCCCAGCCCAACAGCAGCAGTTGATCAAAGTTGCCCAGTTCGGTGAGATGTCCAAGCAGTACTCCGAGGCAGCACGGAAAGAAGTTCCAGAGATCCAAGATGAAGAGTCCGAGATCGGAAAGAACTACAAGGTGCTAGTCGAAGATCCCCTAGTTTCCAGAGTGAAACGCGAAATCCCCGAGATTGGGATGCAAATTGAATACATTCTTGCTCATGCGGCAAGGTCTATCTTTGGAAAGAAAGCTAAGGCTATCCAAGCTGGAGCTGGGAATAAGTTGAAGGTGTCACCACCCGCTTCCCCAGTTGGATCTGGTTCGGCTAAGTCTGGTTCTAACGCCAAAGCAAAGGTCAAAGACGCATACAGCAGGTTTGAATCGACTGGTTCGGTCGATGATTGGG